CTGGCAATTGAAAGTTTTAGAAATTATTAAAAAGAATCCGAATCCGCGTAAGGTCTATGTGATTGTAGATTTGGATGGTAATAAGGGTAAATCGTTCCTGATGTTATGGTTAATGGTAAGAGGAAAAATGAATGTAATTCCTGCATTTGAGAATTTTAAGGATTCAATGAGATGGGTATGTACTGCAAAACAGAATGGTAATGCCTATTGTATTGATATTCCTAGAGCCTTAGATAAAAAGAAAATGAAAGAAATGTATGGAGCAGTTGAAGCTATTAAGACTGGGTATGTTTTTGATGAGAGATATACACCGAAATCAAGATTGTTTCCAACCCCACATGTTTTTGTAATGACTAACGAAGAGCCAGCACGTGAATGGCTTAGTGCGGACCGCTGGGCTATAATGCGCATATAAGATTTTTTTTTTACAGTGCCGCCTTCGGCGGAATCGGCGCTCTGCACGCGCTACATGAATATGCAATTTTTTAAAAACTTTACGAAGGGGCCGGATAATTGAGATTGAAAAATTCACAATAGAATTTCATTTCGACCGTGGTGACAAGAGCATAATTAGTACCACCAGCAAAGGGAGTATTGTAAGCAATGTCTGCAATAAGCATCTTACCAGGATTGGCAGTGTAAGTAGCCGCATATTCGGGCTGATCAGCGATGTCCTTGATACCATAATACTTATTAATTTTAACAAACTTGCGGAAAGAACGGCGATTAGAAGCACCAACGCCAGAACCAATATCAACAGCCTGTGTCCAAGGGAGCTCCTTCCAGTCAGACATGGTAGAATTTACGCCAGCCTCAGCAATAGCGCTATCGCGAATACGAATCATAACATTACCATTAGATTGACCGGCAGAATTGCCGTTGTTGAAAGTGACCTTGAATTTACACGCATGTACGCGATACTGATAATAAGGCGCAGTAGTATTGTCGGGGCCGCAAAGAGTGTCGAAATAACGGGGCTGAGTACCACCAACCTCGAAATAGGGATCATACAAAGAATTGAGGGCAAAGCTGCGACGCGCATTAGCTGTACCGGCAGAACCACAAATAAATTCATCAGCACCAGTAGTTGTCCAAGCATACTTAAGAGTACAGAATTTGCGCGTGGCGAAGGGGGAGCTGGAACTCATTTTGCGTTTCCAGCCGGCCTTAAAACGCGAGTTGCGTTTTTTGCGATATGTGGTTTTACGATACCTGCGAGCAGGACGGTACTGGCGGCGAGCGCCATATCTAGGCCGAAATGGCATCGGGGGTTTTTTAACGATGCCATCCTTTTAGACTAAAATTTTGAGTGACGCTAACGCGATTTTAGTCTAAAGACAGACCCTCCGGGCCTTGTGAGATTTTGGGCGCTCACGCTGTAACAATGGTGCAAAATCTCTTTAAGTATTAAAATTACGGCACAACTGGCACAAATTTAATTTAAAAAAATAAAAAATACGAAAAAAATGAGCAGCAGCGAAAGCGAAGACTACTCGAGCGAGGAAGAGCAACAGCAGCAGAAGCCTAAGCAGGTGAACGCGTGTTACGTGTATGACATTACTATTCCGGTAAATGAAGAAGAATGGGAAGAAGCTAAGGATGAAGTTACAAATAAATTTAACGAAATTGCTAAAAAGTGGTGTTTCCAGTTAGAAAAAGGTGAAGAAGACGGATATGTGCATTTTCAATGCCGTATAAGTTTGAAGACTAAGCTGAGACTACCGCAAGTAATTAAGCTGTTAAAAGATATCGGTGGGCATATAAGTGTGACTAACAATAAAAGTAAGAATGATGATTTTTACGTGATGAAAGCGAAGACTAGAATTGCTGGACCCTGGAGTGATAGAGATCCTGAAATACCTGAACATTTGAAGGATACACCTGAATGGTATGACTGGCAATTGAAAGTTTTAGAAATTATTAAAAAGAATCCGAATCCGCGTAAGGTCTATGTGATTGTAGATTTGGATGGTAATAAGGGTAAATCGTTCCTGATGTTATGGTTAATGGTAAGA